CGACGTTACGCGCGTAACCAAGCCGCCCATGCCGCCGCCAGAGGACAGCAGCGCCATGGCAGCACTGATCTGTGAGAACGACATCGCCACCACGCCAGCGGTAACCATCAACGCACCGAAGACGGTGACCAGGGCGGCGCCGACGATGGCCGCCTTGGCGAGCATCTTCACCAGCTCGGGGTTCTCCCGAATCCAGTCGATCACGGTCTTCACCACTTCGGCGGTTTGTTCGGCCAGCGCCTTGAAGTCGCTCAGCAGCGTCTCGCCGATGGCCTGGCCGGTTACGTTCACGGCGTTTTTCAGCAGCTGCAGCGCATTCTCAGACGTCGCCACGCGTGAGGCGTATTCGGCCGACATCGAGCCACTGTATTGGGTGGCATCGGTGACCTTGTCAAAGTTGGTTTTCAGCAGGTCGAGGTTCGTCAGCAGCGGAGCGATCGCGCCGATGGATTCGCGCCCGAACAGCGTCGTCATCGTCGCCGCCTGCTCATGCTTGGGCAGCAGTTTCAGCTTGTCGAGCACGCTCAGGATGGCGCCGCCGGCATCCTTCTGCATGGCCTGCGCCATATCGGTGGCTTTGATGCCCAACTTGCTGAACGCAGCGACCTGCCGCGAGGTGGCGGCCTCGCCCGACGACAGCGTGAGCAGCATGTTCTTGATGCCGGTGGCCGACACCTCGGACTCGATGCCCATACCGGCAACCGTCGCGCCCAGCGCGGCCAGCGGCCCGCTGCCGAGGCCGGCGACCTCGCCGAGCGCGCCGATTCGGTTCACCACTTCGCTGATCTTCTGGACGCTGGCGGGGCCGGTGTTGCCCAGGTAGTTGATCTTGTCGGCCAGCACGACGACATCGTCCTGCCCCATGCGGAACGCAGTGCGCCAGGTCGCCATGGTTTGGCCGGCGTCCTCGGCGGTGGTGTCGAAGGCAACGCCCATCTTGGCCGCGTCCTCGGCGAACCTGACCAGCTCGGCCTTGGCGATGCCGGCCTGACCGGCAGCGGCAACGATCTTGGCAATGTCGGTCGACACCATCGGCAGCTTGGTCGAGAGGTTCTGCACCTCCCGACCCATTTCCTTGAACTGCTCGGGCGTGTCGAAGTCCACCACCTTGCGGACATCGGCCATGGCCGATTCAAAGCTCATGGCCTCAGACAGCGGCAGCGCCCCGGCCATCAGGGCACGTTGGCCGCCGAATGCCAATCCGGCACCGGTGCCGACCATGCCGATGCCGGCGCTCTGCAGCAGGGCTGCGCGCTCCTTCAGCCGATTGGCGGCGGCGAGGCGTGTCTCCTGCCGCTTGATGCTCTCGTTGGTACGGGCAATGTCCGCACGCAGGCGACGCTCATCGTTGCCAAGGTTGCGCGTGCTGATACCGGCGCGGTCCAGACCGCTGCGCAGGCGCTGCAACTCTGCCGCCTGCTGTTGCTGCTTGTCCTTCATCAGTCCGGCGACGCGGGTGGCGTCCTTGAACTGCTTGGTCAGTGCGCGGGAGGGCTGCGTGGCAGCGGCGACGGCGGCAGCCAGTCCGCGCACCTTGGCCTGCTGTGCGGCGTAGGCAGTAGCCGATTCACGCGATGCAGCTACCTGCTGGCGGAAGGCGCCCAGATCGCGTTGGGTTGCATTGAGTTTGCGCAGCGCATCGCGTGACTGCAGCAGCTGGTCGGCAAGCCCCTTGCCGCCGCGCTGGATCTTGCGGAACGGCGCGGTCGCCTTATCCATTGCGGACAGGATGACCTGCATGCGCAGGTTGTCAGCGGCCATCAGCGCAGCCCCTCGGTGCGGGCCGCCGAACGATCACGGCGGGTGGACGGGGAGAGGGCTGCGCTGGTGGGGATCATGTGTTGTTTCCACTACGTTCGACGGCTCGCTCCCGCCATTCCATCAACTCGGTCACGGTCCAGCGGTCCATCTCGCTGGGCTGGAAGTGGAAGATGACGGCCACATCGGCCATCGCATCCTCTACGCGTTCAGGGATTCCCGGTCCGCCTTCTTCATGAAAAAACTGGCGATCTCGGTACCGAGCGTGACCAGGTCGGCGGGGTCCAGCTTGTCGACGTCCGCGGTGGTCAGGCTGGGGGTGGTGATGCGTGGTGCGAGCATGCGGATGGCGGTGGTATCCAGCTGCAGCAGGTCGACCAGCTTCACGCCGCGCAGGGTGCCGGCATCGGGCTTGCGCAGCTGCAGCTTCTCGATGACCTGATCGCCGCGATGGATGGGCGCATCCAGTTCGAACGTGACGTAGTCGGGGGCGTTGACCTTGCCGGTGGTGGTGTCCAGCAGGGCGTTGTCGGGGGTCTTGCGGCTCATAGTCTCTCCAGTGGGAAGCAAGGCCCGGCAGTGCCGGGCCGTGGTGGGCGGATCAGATGCCGATGGCGCGGCGCTGTTCCTGCAGCAGATCGTTGCCGTCGACGATGAAAATCATGGCGACCATGTCGATCTCGATTTCCGTGCGGCCGTTGATCGACAGCTTGTAGTAGCTGGCGGAGGTTTTCACGCTGAACTCCGTGTCGTCGCCGGCCTTACCGGTGCCGGCGTCGATCTCGCTGTGGCGACCGCGCAGCACGATCTCCACCGCATCCACCTCGCCGGTATCGTCGCGCTGGTAGGCGCCGGCAAAGCGAAGCTGCACGCCGTTGTGCGTGGTCTTGCCGTACTGGCGCAACACCTCTCGGGAGAGGCCACCGCACTTCCACTCGGCCTCGATCTTTTCCTGGCCCATGTCGATGTCGATGGGACCAGCCATGCCACCAGCACGGTATTCCTCCATCTTGCGGGTCAGCGTGGGCAGCTTGAACTCGGTCACCAGACCCCGGTAGCTCTCGCCATCGTTGAACAGGTTGAGGTTTTTCAGCTTGCTGGGCATTGCCATGTTCGTGGATTCCTATGTCGTGCCGATCAGCCGTTGATGCGGCTCGGGAAGTCGGCGAAGTAGCGGTCGGTGATGCGCTGGTTCAGCTGCAGGTTTTCCAGCGGGGGCACCGGGGTGAAGTCGTAATCGATGACCAGCTTTCCGCCCGACAGGGACGTGGGCAGGTTGGCGGCTTCGTCGTACCAGGCGTTGGCGTCGATGATGTAGCCGCCGTTCTTCAGCTCGCGGAACTTGGCGTTGATGCTCTCCAAGATGTCCTTGACCTGGCTGGGGTGCAGCGGCTTGTCCATGTAGACCAGCATCGCCTCCGCGATGGTGTCGGCCAGGATGTGCGCGGTGCGCGTGGCCGTTTCGAAGGCGAACAGCGGATCGCTGCTCAGGGTGCGGTTGCCCCAGAAGCGGTAGCCGTTGACGTTGACCAGAGTGGTCACGTCCTTGGAGTTGAGCAGGCCGGCGTCAGTGTTGGGGTCTTGCAGATCCCAATGCACGTCGCGGCTGATGCCGGTAACGCCCGAAACGGGAACGTTGGAGATCGACTTGTGCCAGCCCTGTTCCTGATCGATGCGTGCGCGCAGGCCAGCGGCGCGGGCGGTCGCGTAGGCCATCGCCGGGGTGCTGGTGATGGTGTCCCAGGCGAGGAAGTCTGGCCAGATCATCATCAGTTCGCGCTCGCTGAACTGATCGCGGTAGACGATGACATCGGACACCTTGCCGGCGGCCGACGCGCTGACGTAGGCCATGGCGCGCAGCGTCTTGGCGATGGGGGCCAGCGCAGCGACTACTTCCTGCGTATCCAGCCCCGGCACGGCCAGGATGCGCGGTTTGACGCCCAGCTGCGCCTCGGCCACCAGCAGCGCCTGCAGGCCGGTGTAGGTGCCGGTGTCCTTGCTGCCGATGACGTTCGTGGTCGTCTCCGGATCTGCCGCACCCTCAGCGACACGCACGACCACGGCAACGGGATTGGACTGGTCAGCGATGCCGCGCAGGCTGGCAGCCAGCGTGCCCTTGGTGCCGGCCTTGGCGACGGCGCCGCGTACGTCGGTCAGCAGCACGGCCTTGTTGAGCGGGAATACGGATGCGTCGGCGTCCTCGGCCGTGCAGACGATGCCCAGGATGGCGGTGGCCACCGTGCGGATCGGGCGGGTGCCGCCGTTTACTTCGACGACGCGTACGCCGTGGTGGTACTGGTCCATTGCTGGCTCCTTGGGTCAGGTTTCGCGGTAGCGGAGGGGGACAGTCAGCCGGGTGAACTCGTTGGACTGCTGGCTGCGCACGCGACGGCAGGTGACATCGAGCACGAACGCGCCCGGCCGTTCGCCGCGTGACAGCGACAGCTGCTTGATCTGCAGGCGAGGTTCCCAGCGCATGAGCGCCGTGGCAGCGGCGCCATACAGGCGCAGCTGTGTGGTGCTGTTGAATGGCTGGTCGACCAGCTCGGGCAGGAGCGATCCGAAGTCGCGGCGCTGCACCCGTGTGCCAATGGGCGTGGTCAGGATGCGAGCGATGGACTGCACCAGGTGCGCGTCATCGTCCAGCCAGCGGCCAGTGGATGCATCCATGCCCCTCATTGCACCGCGCTCCACAAGGGAGCGCGACGGCGCAGGCGGGGCAGATGGGGCGAGGTCGAAGCCATGACCTCATTCTGTGGACGGCCTTCGCCGAAGGCGCTCCCGTTGGCGTGTATCAGCTACGCAAACACCTGCGGGCTACGAGCCGGAAAGATTCGGCGGTTCTACGGACGGCAGCTCAGGAACCTCTGGCAGCTTGGGTAGATCGGGGACGGTGACGGACGGCATCTCGATGCTGCAGGAGCCGATGCGCGAAGCGGCCGCATCAATCGCAGCCTGCAGTTTGGCGATAGCCGCGGTTATCTGGGCGATCTGCAGCGGAAGCACCAGCATAGGCTTCACGTACGGCTGCAGGAAGGTCGAGATGAAGCTGGTGATCCACGTAACGATCTGCGCAGGGTTGACGCTCGGCGGGCTGAGCAGCGCCATCATCGGCTGTAGCGCCGCCATCTGCGCGCCGATGCCGGCGAGCAGCGCGTTGGCCGACTGCATGGCTTCGTCGGTGAGGCCCTGCAGTTCGGCGCAGGACTGCACCGCGTTGATCTGGTCCGCCAGGCGGTCGAATGTCTCGGCGTTGAAGGGGAGGGAGCCTTGTGGGTTCATGGGTGCCTCAGTAGATGTTGGTGACGCTGCCGCGTTCCACGCTCACGACCTGGCCCGTGCCGGTAGTGAAGGTGCCCGTAGCGCCGGTGCCGGCGGACACGTTGCCATCCGCCATGACGCTGCCGGTGGCGTGCACCGTGGGCGAATCCAGCACCACCGCCGCGCTCGCATGCACCTCGGCCTGCTGGCAGTTCACGATGACCTGGCCCTTGCCGGCATGGACCGACAGGGTCGAGGTTGCGTGGTTGAACTCGACAACGCTCCCGTCGGGATAGGTTGTGCGGTCGACGTCCTCGCTGCTGGCCGGCTGCGGGTACGCGTCCTGTGACGTGCTGCCGATGATGACCGCCTGTGAGATGTCCCCATCGGGGCAAGCCAGCAGCACCTGCTCGCCTTTGCCTGGCGCGTGCCAGGTGCGGCCGTTCGGCCCGGCCCTGCGTTCCAGCCAG